AGGGCAGTGCGCAAAGCTGATGCCGAAGCATTTTGGGCGCTTTAGGGTTCCTCCGTTAAGTCGTGGATCTGGGCTACCCAGCCCGGAGGGAGTTCTTCTTCGTAGCCGTTGAGCGCAAAGAAACGGAACTCTTTGACGCTCTCAGGACATTGGCACCAGCAATTTCTGGGGTAACTGCTTTTCCCTTTTTCCAATCATTAATGATTTCCTGAATCAGCGCGGAAACGGTCAACCTTGACCCTCTATTTTCGCTCTCTTTTTGGGCTTCTTGAATAAGCCATTCGTGAAGTTTTGCAGGCAAAGAAACGCTGACTTTTTTGCACAAGGAATCTGATTTCATATTTCAATAGTAGTATAAATTACTACTAAAGCAAAAAAATATTTTCGCCCGCAAACCTAGTGTTCATGAGGATTTCAACTAAAAAATAACATTCACCCATGGGGTGATCTACTAATAAAATATTGCTACCGCTTACGACTTGGTAGTAAGAAATGCGCCATGCAAAACGCATTCGTAAAAACAAGCGTCAGTATGCCGAGCGACATGCTGAATTGGCTGAAGCAGACAGCCGCAGCGGAAGGCCGGATGCCGGTCTCCCGGATCATCGCTCAAGCCGTGAAAGAAAAAATGGATCGGCAAAAAGAGAACAAACGGAGGGCGTCAAAATGATCGACTCAACCGAAATGGCGGCTCGCCTCGGGGTTGCAAAATACACGGTCGAGGATTGGGCGCGGAAAAGCCGCATCCCCGCTTTCAAACTTGGGCGCTGGTGGAGGTTTGACGAGGCCGAAGTCATGAAGGCGCTCAAGCTCTCTGGGAACGATCTCAGCCGCGCCATTGGGAGGGTAAAATGAAATCCCCACGCCTCTACCTCTGCGAGGGCTACTGCCGCCTCACCGGACCAATCCGCGACACGATTGAGGCCGCTGGATTCGGCGATGCCCGCACCAAGTTTTTCCTCAAACACCGGCTTCAAGTCACCCACATCACACCAACAAAACTATGATTGACCTACACGACCCCGCATCCGTCTGCCGATCCATCGGCTACTTCCTGCAATACCTCGGCATTATCACCCCGCTCGTCGGGCTGGCTTGGGCAACCTGGAGGCTTGCACGATGAACTTCTGGATCATCGAAACCGAATCCCTCGACGGCAGCATGAAGGAAGTGCGCGGACCTTTCGACACGAGGGCCGCTGCCGAGGCGTGCATCCGCCGCGATTTTGAGGAGGTCTGGAACCAAAGCGAATCTCCGTTGTCTGACCGAGACGACGACTGGTCGGGAACTTGGCTCATCGTTCAACAGGTGGCCGAGGTGAAGCCGGTGGCGAAGACGACGCTCAAAGTCGTGCTTCAGGAGGTGAAGGAATGAGCGCGTGGACCCCTGTGAGCGAGGCCATGCCGGACTCCGATACAGATGTCATTGTCGCCACGGAGGACGGCCATGTCGAGGCTGGCTACCACGACGGCATCGACTGGAGATGGCTCTCTGCTGGAGTCATTGAAATTCCCGTCACGCATTGGATGCCTTTTCCGAATCCACCGGAGGGAGCGAAATGAAGACCAGCGACGATCTGTCAACGATCTCTGTGATGGCTACTTTTGGCGGCCGTTTTGCCCAGGCTCTGGCGCAGGCTGCTTTGGCTGCGGATGACGAGAACCTGGCGAAGATCAAGGCGACTTGGCCGGAGCTTTGGCACAAATACGCCACATGGCTTAACAAGGCCGAACCGGAGGGGGAAGTCCGCAGGTGGAATCGCGTTCTTTCAGATGAGGAAATCGCCGATCTTTACAAACTCGGTCCATTATGACGGCCACTTTTGCAATAGTGCTTGCAGTCCTATCCATCGGCAGCTGCTTCGCGTCCTACCACATCGGAAGGCGGTCTATGTGGGACGAAATAAAAGACCACCGCGAGCGCCGGCGCCGTTGGGAGGAATTTGATGATGAGGACTGAGGCATTCGCCATTCGCAAATAGCGAACAAATTTTCCCTCACCGGACTGCGGCGACCGGAACAGGGATAACACAAAGCCGCATTTTATTAAGAGACAAACATGAAACTGACAAAAAGAGGCGGCGGGGCCTTTAACCCGCATGACGAGGGGACATTTCGCGCGGTGTGCGTGGATGTCACCCCATTGGTGAAGCAGACGAGCAAGTTTGGCGAGAGCGAGGTTTTCCGCCTTGTTTTCGAAACAGATGCCCCGGCGCGTGAGGATGGGAGTCGTCAATGCGTGTGGAGTCGTGGGTTTACCCCAAGCCTCAATGAGAAGGCGAATTTCCGCAAATTCCTGCGGCAGTGGTTCGGGCGTGACCTGACAGCGGCAGAGGAAGCGGAATTCGATACCGAGGCGCTCCTGCTTGGCAAGGCGGGACAGGTGACAATCGGCCACGAACACGCTGACAACGGGAATACCTACGCAAGCATTGTTGCCTGCCTGCCTTACAAGGGCAACGATCCGCTGAAGCCCTCGGGCAAATTCACCCGCAAGAAGGACAAGGAAGCGAAGGGCGAAGAGGCCAGCTATCGCGGGGCGGCCAAGCCGACTGAGCCGGTGCGCGAAGCCGAGGCAGTCGACACAACACAGGCCGGTGATGACTGGGCAGCCGTGAAAGTGCATGTCGGCAAATACAGCGGTAACGAAGTTCGTGACCTTGATGCCGACGCCATCGAAAAGCTGAACAAAAACTGGGTGCCGAATGCCGGAACCACAGCCGCCGATCAGCGGTTGGTCAAGGCGCTCAAGCGTGCTCAAGAGGAACTTTTGGCGGCGGCAGCTGCCGGGGAGGATTTTTAACATGAGCGACACGCTTGAAATTGTTGTCTCGGGCAGTCTTCCCAGCCCACAGATCGAGCTGTCGCCTGCGGCCTTCAACGCCAGAACATTGGCGTTGGAGGCGAGTGGGCGCATCAAGGCGATTGCCTCTGTGTCTGACCTCGACGCAGCGGCATCCGCTTTGACGAAGCTCAAAGCTCTCACCCGTTCGGTGGAGGATAGCCGCAAGGAGGTGAAGGCTCCGGTGCTCGAGGTCGGCCGGCGGATCGATGCGGTGGCGAAGGATTACCTCACTTCTCTGGAGTCGGAGGCAAAACGCCTCTCGGTGATTGTTGGCTCTTACCAAGAAGCCCAACGCCGGAAGGCTGAGAAGGAACGCGAAGAAGCGGCCAAGGCGCAGGCAGATGCCATCGCGGAAATGAACGCCAAACAGGCAGAAGCCGTTGCAAATGGTGATGAGGAGGCAGCAGATGCCGCCCGTGCCGAGGCAGCGGATAAGATTGCCGCAAGCCAACTGGCTGCCATCAATGCCGAGGGGCCAAAGCCGGAGGGGATTACCAGCCGGACAAGCTGGAAATTTGAGGTGGTGGACATCGCCGCTCTCTATGCAGCCCGCCCGGAACTCTGCGTGGTGACGCCCAACAACGCTGCCATCCGTGCCGTGGTGAAGATGGGGGCGAAAATCCCAGGTCTTCGCGTTTGGCAGGAGGCATCGGCCATCGTGCGGGTATCCGCTCCGGTGAAAGTGGAGGAATACGATTACTGATGAAAAACATCGAAAAATTGGAAGCCGCCAATTCGGAACCCGGTGGTTGGGAATCTGTCCCAAATATACCAGGGCTTCAAACTCTTGTTAGTTTGGAAAAAGAAAACGAGAAGCAGGCAAAAATCGATCAGATTCTTGATGAAATATTTAGTTATGAAAAAAAGACTAATGTTTTCACTATTAACGCCTCATATCCATATGAGATTAAATTAGACAGAATTCCGCATTTTCAAGCATTAGCGCATTGGGTTGATCATCTTGCAGGCAAGAATTGGATGACACTAGAGCTAATTCGAGAATTTCAATTAAGAATCTGCAAAATAAAGGGGTGGCAGATTAAGGTGCTAAAATGACCCTCGCCGAAATCCTCGCTAAGAAGGCGGCCAAAACCGCTGAGTCACAACCAGCCGCCAGCGGCCTCAAGATCACGCCAGACAGCGAAAAATCAGACCTCGCTGCCAGCATTAAGCAAGGACTCGACGCCTGCGCCCCAAAAGTCAAACCCCCGGCTCCACGCGAGCTGGGGGCATTGACCCTCGGGGAACGCGTTCCAATGGATCAACCAAAGGAGGGAGCACCAGCAGCGGAGTGGGAGTGGTTCGACTCGATGCACTCCTTCGAAAGCGACCTCGGGATTGTGATGGATCCGAACGGGGAGCAGGCATGGATCGCGGTGCAAGCGTTCCAAAGCAAGCCGCCGATCCTACTCCACCGACTGCCACTCCTGAACCGGAAACGCAGCGAATCCGACCCGTTTTAAGTGATGATGACCCTGAACCCTACCGCATCGCGGGTGAACTCTGCGCAGCCGTCCGCATGGGATACCTATCTGGCCCGTTTGACCCCGAGGCGCGATTCCTCGCCAAGGCCATCCAACTCTTCCGAGGGCGCGTCAGTGAATACTGAGCCGCCGATAACGCTCTCGCCAGGACAAGCGGCGGCGGTCGATCTTATTCAATCCGGTGTAAACGTGTTCCTTTCCGGTATGGCGGGGACGGGGAAATCCACCGCGCTCCTGAAATACATCGGGCAGGCATTTCGTCGCGTTGATGTCTGTGCGACCACGGGGATCGCTGCGCTCAACCTCCAAGACCAATTCCGCAAGAATGCCGGCGTTGGGATCGCAGCGCATACGATCTACCGCTGGGCAGGCATGGCGCTGGGGCCTGCGCCGGGGCAGAGGTTCGAGGACTACTTGGCTTTCCTCCAAAAGAAGCCGATGCCGTTCTCTCGCCATTCGGCATTTGCTCGGGTGAAGGCGGCGGAATGCCTTGTCATCGATGAGATTTCCATGTTGCCGGGGCGGATTATCGACTACCTCGATTTCCACTGCCGCGCAATCCGCAAGACTGACCGACCCTTCGGCGGCATCCAACTCGTGGCCGTGGGGGATTTCCTTCAACTCCCTCCGGTGGCCAAGGATGGGAAATACGACTGGGCATTTGCCTCCGAGGCGTGGCGCGGAGCGGGATTCCGTAATGCCTACCTCACGCAGATTCACCGCCAGAAGGAACCCCTCTTCACCGAGGCGCTGAACAACTTCCGCGAGGGACGCATATCCAAAGCGGTGGCGGATACGCTCTCGAGCAGGGTGAAGATGTTTGTCGACCGGCGCGTGGTGCGCTTAATGACTCACAACGCACAGGTGGACAAGTGGAATGCCTACCAAATCGGGGAGATCGAATCGCCCGAGGTGAGCTATGAAGCCGACTTCACCGGAGCCGAGCACGAGGCGGACTTCCTCGCCAAGAACTCGATCACCCCGACACACCTCACGATCAAGCGCGGGGCGCGCGTCATGGCGACTTGCAACATGGAAGTGCCAGACGAGGAGGACAAAACCCAAAAGCACACGGTGGTCAATGGCCTCTGCGGGACCGTGCAGGACATGGATCCGGAGTCGGTGTGGGTGGCATTTGACAATGGCGAGACGGTGAACATCCCCAAGCGGTCATCCCAATTTGACCCGCAGCGCGAGGATTCGGCGACCATGACACAAATCCCTCTTCGCCCTGCCTATGCGCTGACCATCCACAAGTCACAGGGCCTCACGCTCAACAGTGCTCACATTGACATCCGAGCAGCTCGTGAGCCTGGGCAGGCGTATGTGGCCCTTTCCCGTCTGCGTTCACTCAGTGGCCTTTATCTCAAGGACTGGATCAAAGGCGTTCATGTGAGCGAGGCGGCAATCAATTTTTACAAGAATCTGAAATGATAACTCAATTAGACCTGTTTGGCACCCTCCCAAACGAAAACAAGCACCGTTACTGGCGGCAGCGTCTCAAGCAATGGCCGCAAGAGGCTTTTGAAAGCCGACACCATACAGAAAGCAGTGGATGGGGAATGGCCATGCTCGGTGGTTGGTTTGCCGATCTTTTGCACCGCGATGGGGCTATGGATGAAATGGAATACATGCGTTGGACGAGATTCGAGCGCCGGTTGCAACGATGGGACCAGAAGAAAAATCAATAAATGAATACACTCAAGACGAATATCTCCCTTTTCTCCAACGCCTTTGCCGACGAACCGGACGAGGCGATCACGCTGGAGGCATTCTTTCAAGGAGTGAAGGATGGGCGGTGGCAGCGTCAGGTGGACATCTTGCGCGAGCACCTCAAGCGCGGAGACGAGCCGCGCTACACAGCCAAGAAGCGCGACCTCCCAGCCGTCACCATTTCCTGCCATTGCCTTTCCCGTGAGCGCGACCTGTCGCCCGAGGCGAAGGCGATCACTCACAGCGGATGGCTCCAAGCGGACTTTGACCTGAAGGATAACCCGATGCTTGCCGATGACTCGGTGGTTCGGGCCAAGCGGGCTGAACTCCTTTCCGATCCTTATGTCGGTGCGGTCTTCGTGGGGCCATCCGGGCAAGGACTTAAGGCCGTGGTTTCAATCGATACCGAGAAGCACAAGGATTCATGGTTTGCGGCTGAACTCCATTTCCGCGAGAAGCACCGGCTAAGTCTCGACAAGGCGACCAAAGACCCGATGCGCCTGTGTTTTGTCTCCTACGATCCTGACATGGAGACAGCGGACATTTACCAGCCGATCCCCGTGCCGGACAAGATGCCAGAGCCTGAAGTGTGGCGTCCTCCCGTAGAGACGACAGCGGCAGACATTGCCGAGATGCTGCGCTACATCCCACCGCGCCCGGATTACGATACATGGCTCAAAATCGCCTCCGCCGTGTGGAGCGTCCTCCCGATGCTCGACGGTGCGCGCATCCTGCACCAATGGTCGCCCGAGGAGAAGGATGGCGAATACGCATCCAAGCACAAGGCGCGCCTCAAGCAGGTCGGAGTCGGAACGCTGGCACACATCGCCAGTGAACATGGATTCGATGCCCGTGAGGCATGGAGGCGGAAACGCTGGGCTGGCCGAATCCGCTTTGCCGACTCAACCCTCGGACCAGGACAAGGGGAAGACCCGCTGGCCGGCGCCGATGTCGCAGCTATCGGAACCGAGATTTCCCGCGAACGCATTATGGTGGCCTACGCGCAGGCCCACAAGGGAGACGCCCGCCTATGGGCTGAACTCCGAAAGGGCCTGCGCGTCTGGAATATCCATGCCAAGGTCTGGATGACCTATGATGACGGCCTATGGAGGCGCGACACGGGAAACACGACGCTCCTCGATATATCCGACACGCTGACGGAGGTTTATCAGCGGGTAGCCGACTCGGTGCGGGCCGAAATGAAGGCAAATCCCTGCGATGATGAGAAGAAGGACCCGCGCATCAAGGAAATCAAGGGCCTCGAGGACCGCTGCCACAAGCTTTGCCACTCGGAATATCTGGCCTCAGTCGAGCGCATAGCCAAGAGCGAGATGAACCTCCCGGCGACCGCTTTTGACTCCAACCCCGAGATCCTCGTGGTGCTCAATGGCACGCTGGATTTTGCCGAGGGCATTCACCGCGAACACCGCGCATCCGACTACGCAACGACACGCTCGCCAATCAATTTCGACGTCTCCGTGGAGTGCCCGAAATGGGATGCTTTTCTCAACCGGTTCATACCGGATGTCGAGACGCGCGTCTATCTGGCTCGTGCCTTCGGGTATTCACTGACCGGCCGCGTGGACAAAGACGCCCTCTTCTTTGCCTACGGCAAGGGAGCAAATGGGAAATCCACCCTTTTCGGCGTGCTCAAAATCCTTCTTGGCGACCTCATGACCACGGTCCCGATTGCCGCACTCCTCGCTGCCAAGTCGGACAATAACTTCGACTACTACAAGGCATCGATGGAAGGAAAACGGGTTGTCCTCACGGACGAAATCCCCGAGGGGCGGAAATTGGCCGATAGCCAGGTGAAAGCAATCACCGGAGGCGATGCCATCAATGCCCGCCGGCCATTTGAACAACCCTACGCCTTTTTTCCCACTCACAAGCTCTGGCTCATGGGAAACCACAAGCCGGATGTCGTAGGCACAGACGAGGGAATATGGCGGCGCGTCCACATGATCCCGTTCACCGTCACGATCCCCGAGAACGAACGGCGCGAACGCCACGAAATCCTTGCGGAATTTGAGGCTGAAGCGGCTGGCATCCTCAACTGGGCGATCCGTGGACTCCTCGAAAGCCGAGACATTGGTCTCAAGCCACCGCCCCAAGTCGTAGAGGCGACAAGGAACTACCGCGAGGAAAGCGACCAGTTTGGAACATTCCTCATCGAGTGCACGGAGAAGGACATCACCGGGCGCTGCGGTATCGGATCGCTGGCGAAAACCTACGCGATCTGGTGCGACCAAAATGGCGAACAGCCGCGCTACAGGGGAACACGCCAACTGCGAAAAGTGATGTCCGAACGGGGCTACCACATCGAGCCGGACAGGAAGGACCACCCGACCATTCACGGAATCAAACTGAAGATGGAGGAGAACAATAATGCTTTCGGACTATCCGCTTGAAATGAAAAGAACGCTTCACAATCCGGCGAATCCTGCGCCGGAAACGCCGGAAAGAAAAGGAATCCTTTTTTTTGAGATTACCCAAAAAAGGCATTTTGAAGGCTATTTCTGCCGGAAATGCCGGATTGGCCGGATGTTTCATATTAAATGTTAGGAATCTATTTTTAATACCTCTCTTCTCCACAGAGCTAGGTTTCACAACCCCTCTTTTCCGGCATTTCCGGCACACCCGTTTTTTCAACCACACCCTGCAAATACACAACCTATGAAACTCCACATCGGCATCGACCCCGGACTCAGCGGCGGCATCGCATTCATCCCAGACACCGGAACCCCATGGGCACACAAAATGCCCGAAACTGACAAGGACCTCATGGAGCTATTCCGCGATTCCATCAACCTATCCAGCCCCAAGGCGCTCATCGAACTGGTGCATTCCAGCCCGCAGATGGGCGTAAAGTCGGCATTCACATTCGGCGAGGGCTACGGGCGGTTGCAAATGGCGCTGACCGCGCTGGGCATACCCTACGAGCGCGTGAGGCCGGCAGCTTGGCAGAAGGCTATCGGTTGCCTCACCAAGGGCGACAAGAATGTTTCCAAGCGCAAGGCGCAGGAGCTTTTCCCCGACCTCAAAGTCACCCACGCCATCGCCGACGCCCTCCTCATCGCCGAATACAACCGGAGGACGGCGAAGTGAAAGACATCATCCAAGAAAACAACCGCCTCAAAGCGGAGGTCCAGAAGCTCATCAGCGACAACATGGAGCTGACTGCTGTGATCCGGTCACTGCGCAGGAATGCAAAGGAAGACGCCAAAGAACTCGACAACGCACTGAGTGAGCTGTGGCTCTGGAAAAACGGGAAGTATGAAAAACAGACCGGCAATGAGTGAAAGAATATCCACCAGAGACGATTTGGGACATGTGCCTCAGCAAAAAAGCCTACCCAAGCGAGCGCACCGTGGCGCTGAAGCTCGCCGAGGTGCGACTTGCCAGGCGAAACCGCAAGAAGATCCTGCGCCGATACGCCTGCCCGCTCTGTCACAAATTCCACCTGACAAGCAAATGATCGATGACCTCAATGCGTATCGTGAGCTTGCCATTGAAATCCTGAACTTGGCCATTGAGGATGTCGACCTGCGCGACGACTACAAGACGCAGCAAAACCGCGCAGCGGCCGAGCGCAACAGGGCAAGCGCTATCAGGTTTATCAAAAGCACATGGTGCGAGGAGATTTTCGAGGCTATCGGAACACCATATGACCGCGCCAAGGCGGCAGCATTCAAATGACAGCCGTCCCTCCATTCATCGCGTGGAAGATGTGCTGGTCGAAGCGCCGGTTCAAGACATTCAAGGCTGCCAAGAGCAATCTGAAATTTCTGATGACCGCCCGCCGAAACAAGAACCGCAAGCTGCGCGTCTATTTCTGCCCGGTCTGTAACAATTACCACTTAACCAGCCAATTTGACGAATGAAACCCTACAATGACTAACGCCTACCCGACAATGCCACGAGAGGCTGACCGGTTATTTGCCCAGCACCAGGCCGATCCGCACTATTGGCCAGACATCGCCGACGAAATCGATTCGCCGGAGGAAATACTCGCCGAAGAGGTCGGCACGACACCGCAGGTAGTCCGCCAGATGCTGGCATGGCTCCGAGAGCAGAGGCATGATGCCACCACCAAGATCGAGTCTGACACGCTGGCGAGAGCCTTTGCCGTGGCCGTCCCCAAAACGGGAAAGCTAAACACGGAACTCATCGGCACGCGATTCTTGGCCCTGTATTGGCTTCTCAACTCTTCAGGTGAGAGCCTGACCAAATTGGCTCAACGAGCCGAGATCAGCAAACAACTCCTCGACTGGCACGCCAACAAACTTGGTCGGGCACTGAATTTCCACGGATATCAGCAAAAGGCCGCAGCCAGTCGGAAGAACTACGCCGACGCTGCCAGGGCCAGATGGTCCGCACTTTCCCCAGACGAACGCCGACAACGCCGCGCCGGAACCGGCAAAGCACCGGCACCCAAAACACCCAACAACCTCGCAGCGCTCATCCGCGCTCGCTACCTAATCAAAGCCAATGCTTGACCTCATACTCGCAAATCAATCTTTCCAGAAAATGGAACAGCTCACCTTCTGGGAAATCCCGGAAGACACCACGCAGGAACAATGGCAGGAAGGCCACAAGCAACTCCTCGTGCTCCAGCAAATCTGCAAAACGCTCTTGCCAAAGTCTCAGGCATTCGGCATCCGCCAGTTTGGCGTGGAGGTCTATATTGACGCAGTCACCGACTTCCAACTGGAATTCGGCATCGAGCCGCCACCGGAGCCACAGCTGCGCTTGGAAGGCGAAGAGGCTGTTCTAGATATGCTAGAGCGTGGATTCCAGCGATGGGTCGAGAAGAGCGGCGATTACGAACAATGGGACCACGAACGCCTCAACCGCGCCCTGCGCATGCTTGAGCCTCTCGCTGAACAAGCTGAGCGAATCAAAGAACTTCTCAACCCATGAATGACATAGAAAAGCACAGCCAGATGCTGGGACAGATAGCGTGTCTGGTAGAGGAGTTCTGCACCGCAGAAGAAACCACCCTACAAGGCGTGGCGCACCTGCTTGCCAGGTATTTCGACCTGCGAGCCAAGCAGGCATGGGATTTCGTTGATCAGTTAAAGGAGGAAGTGAGCGATGAGTAATACACCCGAGACGGATGCGGCGTCATCGCCCCATATAGGGTTTTTTTCGTGCGCCACCGTGACTGCCGAATTCGCCCGACGATTGGAGCGCGAGCGCGACGAGGCGCGGGAGGCTGCTGATAACCTAGTTGAGTATGCTCGCCAATCCCTTGTGGAACTAGAAAAATGGGGGAAAGGTTATGCTCGCTACGAGCGAGAGATGAATCAAATCCGAGTGGACATTGCGCGAGTGAACTGGAAGGAGGACGCGAAATGAGCGACACACCAGAGACAAACAAACTTCTCTCCGATCTTCTTTCCGAACTTGGAACCCTTGGGCGGCACAACTGCCCAGAGCTATTGGTTGTTCATGCTCGCAAACTGGAGCGCGAGCGCGACGAGGCGCGGCAGGCGATCCCTGCTGGCGAATGGGTAGCCTACAAAGACCACCAAAAAGTCCATGACGCAGCAAGTCGCCTATTGGTTGCGATCAATAAACAACTGCCAATCGGCTGCTTTATATTGATAAACAGCGAATATCACAGACTCCAAAACGCGATCTACGGCAGGGAGGACGCGAAATGAGCGATACACCAGAGACGGATGCCGAGGAGATCGTCATGGGACGGACCGAATGTGACCGATATGTGCTGGCCAGTTTTGCCCGCAAGCTGGAGCGAGAGCGCGACGAAGCACGGGCGCAACTCACCCGCATTTGTAATCTCTCCACAACATAACCCGCCAATATGAAGCGCGAACATCACAAATCATTTCAAAAAGTGAAATGAAATTGTCGCAGTTGAAAAATGTCAGACAATGCCGACGCAAAAAACCGGAGGGGGGCATAAGGAATCTTTTTAAAACGCTCAATCCGTGCAGTTTGCCCGTCGCTCGTTGCTTTCCTGAGCGTTCAATACTTGACACTCGTTCAATAGCGTGGGCGTTACTGAACTTTCCAAACAACTCGGATGCACCAAGGGTCTCGTATCCATGCTGGTCAAGCGCGGCATGCCAACCAGCAGTGTGGACGCCGCAAACGCATGGCGAGCGGTCAATGCCCCACCGCGCAACCGCAAAGACAAGCGGGAACCAACCGTCCCACAAAAGACACCCGCTAAACCTACTATCAGCGAAATTTGCAAAAATTCTCCAATAGTAGGCGATCCAAGCACGCCGGAATCTATAAACGATACCACGCAAATGCAATCGGCCAACACGCCGAAGCTCTCGCTGGACAGAGCCATCGAGGCAGAGGATTCGGCGCACCATAAGCTCAAGGAAATCGAACTCAGCGGCGGAAGCATAGAGGACTACAGGAAAGCAAACGCCGTTTACATCGCGGCAAGAAACAACCGGGTCAAAGCGCAAAAAGACTACGACGAGTGGCAGAGACTGCAACAGATCACCATCTTTACTTCCGAGGGGCTGGAGTTTTTACAACGAATTCTTTCGCCGGGGAGACAGATGGCCGAGGTCATGCCTAAGACCATGGCTCCTCGACTGGCAATGCAGCCGCAAAAAGTCGTGGAGAAAGCTCTATTTGAGTGGAGCGCCAGACTGATCGAAACCATGAAAGACCAGATATGGCCGCGAGCATTGATATCTTGATGCAAGCCGCTGATGCGCTACTTGCGCCTATCGACACCAGAAGCGTGGTGGAGTGGTGTGAAGACGAGGTAATGCTTACAGAGCGCCAGACACAATCACCAGGTCATTTCAGCACCGACCTCACGCCCTACCTACGCGAGCCGCTTGAGTGCTTCGGCGATGTCGATGTTTCCGACCTCGTGTTGGTCTTTGGAACGCAAACCGGCAAGACCACGATGGTGCAAGCAGGCACCGCCTGGCGCATCGTGAACAAGCCCCAGCCGGTCGTTTGGGTCATGCCAACCGAAGGCCTCGCCCGATCGTTCTCCGAGACGCGCTGGCTCCCGCTATTCGACGACAGCGCAACGCTCGCCGCCCAGAAGCCAGCGGACCGGCACCGCTTCAAAAACCTCGAGCAGCATTTTTCGCGGTGCTCGCTAGTCTTTGTCGGCAGCAACTCCCCGGCGAACCTCGCCAGCCGCCCCGCCGGACTCCTGCTCATGGACGAGGTGGACAAATTTGCAAAAGAAACCGACCAAGAAACCTCCGCGCTTTTCCTCGCAGAGAACCGCACCAAGTCCTTCGTCGGCGCGCTTCGCGTCAAGACCAGCACGCCCACCACGCCGGACGGCGCGATCTGGCAGGAGTTTTTGAAAGGCACGCAGGAGAAATTCATGCTCGCCTGCCCGCACTGCCACGAACGCATCGAGCTTTTGTGGGAACAGGTCAAGTGGGACACCGACGCGAAAGTGGCCGGCAAGTGGAACATGGCCCGAGTCGAGGAATCCGCGCGCTACATTTGCCAACGCTGCCAAGGCGAGTGGAACGACGGCCAGAAGATTGAAGCCCTCCAAGACGGCAAGTGGCAAGCCACAAACCCCAGCGCCCAGCGCGGCTTTCGCAGCTTCCACCTGAACTCCCTCTACGCGCCGTGGCGCTCCTGCACATTCGGCGCGCTCGCGGTGAAATTCCTCCGCGACAAAGACACGCTCAACGGCCTCCAAGATTTTACCAATAGCACCATGGCCATGCCGTGGGAGCAGGTCGAGACCAGCATCGGCGACGCCAACATCCTCAGCCTGCGAGGCGACTACACGCGCGGAACCTGCCCGATCGAACCCGCGCACATCGTCACCTGCGCCGACATCGGCCAGGACAAACAGCACTGGACCACGGTGGCCTTCGACGCCAACGGCCAGAGCTTCGTGCTTGACTACGGCACCACGCTCACCATCGAAGACCTCCTCGCCGACTCGCCCCGCCGCATCTACCGCACGCCTAGCGGGCAGGAAGTCCGCCCCGAGTGCGGCATGCTGGATTCCGGTTACGCCACCTTCCGAGTTTACACAGCCTGCCAGAACTCCGGTGGATTCTTCCACGCCGCCAAAGGCTCCGGCGCAACCTTCGGCAGCCGCATCGGACGCACCGTCATCGACGACTTCCCCGGCGTCGTGCTCTACACCTTCGTCGACCACGCAATAAAGACAGAACTCTTCATCGACCGCATCCGCAACGGCAAGCCCCCGCTCGCCATCCCGCGCGACACGACCGAGGACTTCCTTCGCGGCATGAGCGGCCAGCGCCTCGTTCCCCGCAAGACCGCCACCGGGCAAGAGTTCGTGTGGAAATCCGTGGCACAGGATCACTACATGGACGCCGTAAAACTCTGCCATGTTGCCTGGCACATTTTGAAAAACTAACGCTGTGAAAAAATCCCAACTCTGGAAAATCTATGTCGCAAAAAATCCCAGCTTCGCGGGCGACGGCAACATCACGATGAGCGCGCGCGGCCTGCGCAAGCTCTTCGACCAAACATGGGACTACGCCTTTCACGAAGGCGAAGACGAGATCGAGCACGCGCCGGTAAACGACTCAAAAGCCGTGGACGATCTTCGAAAAATCTTCGGCATGTTCTGAGCAATTCGGTGAAGTCGCCGATATGATGCCGACCATTTTCGTGGCATCACGAAATTGATCCACGCCCGCCGAGCTAGTGTTCATGCGGCTCTGCGGGCGGTAAAAATTATTTTTATTTTTTGAAAAAAAATTG